AAGCATTTATCTGGAACAGAGACCCAAAACTCTGTTCTGATTGATTTGGAACTATCACAACAGTCAATAAGTCTGGTGCAAGTTCATTGTGTACGTAAGCGGCTAATTCTGTGAAGTAAAAAGTGTCTCCAAAATCCCAGTTGTCCAATGCGAAGAATTCGTTGATAGCGGCGATGACCCTTGTCTTGATCACTGCATCTGAAACATTTGTTTTTGGATTTTTAACAACCTTGAAAGTTGCCTGTAATTGTTCTTCTGCTTTAGATCCAAAAAGTATCTTGTATTTCACAGGATGGTATATGATCTGGTCTGACAACGATTTCAATGGATTCAGTGTGCCTGAATAACTTATTCTCAATTGGTCTGGAGTTGACTCCGTTGGCTTGATTCCTCCATCTTGCAACCAAATTCTGAATAGGTTATCGTATGTCCTCTCCAACAAGTACACGTCCACTATGTTGGACACGCTGGGATCAATCCTAGTCTCCTGACCTGCGTGATGCTTGTACTGGAAACTGATTGAACTCCTGCCTCTCCTTGCCCTGTAGTCCGTGGTTGTGCTCAATGTGTTGGTGGTTGAACTGTAACTCTTTATCACGTCCTCAGAACTGTCATAGAAGTAGAACAACTGTCCATCCGTGTAAATGGTGGTGTTGAGATCTATGTCTGCTTCATTTTCTGCTACCACAAAATTACTTGCCGCGTATGGTCTGAATCTCTCGATGTTGTCATATGACGTGTATTTTTCAAAGAACACAAATTTTGTTGACTCAGATAGAGTGGGTTCAACGTAGATGTCAAACAGTTCTGGATTGTCTACAACGCCGTCGTCGTCCGCATCAAAGAATCCCACCTTGACCTTCCTGTTGTCCTGGAAACCATCCGCCTCTGTCACCACATCTACAACCTGCCAGGTGATAGGGTATCCAATGCTGTTGCCCGATGACACGATGCTGTTGGTCTTTAATATTTTCACAGTGTCTTTGACACTTCTGCCCGTTGTGTAATCGTAAATTTTTTCTTCCACATCATAATGGAACTTGTTGTGAGATTCAGATTCAAATATGTAGTCCAATTTCCTGTACTGCACAGTGTAGGTGTTGCCGTCATTTGTAAATTTGAACCACCAACTGGCGTCTGCGTTCGTGCCCGCTGTTGATCCAGCATTTGCAAGATCAAACACCGAACTGGTGCTTAGGTTGGTTGACGTGATGACCTTCCATGTCTCTGAATCGACATCATACCTAAGGCCGAATTCCTCATATGCTTCTATCCTATCAAGTAGGTCTGCCTCCGATGTTGCGGAAAAGGAAGTGGTAAAGTTTGGAATGATCGCGTTAACCACAGCACCTTGTGGTATTATTTCAGCAAGTGTCACAGGACCAACCCCTGACTCGAGATTTCCAGTGCCACCATTTGCACCATCGAGCACCACTGCGCCTATCTTGGCCCATGCCCTGTCTTCCGCGTTGTCTGTTCCTGTGGTGACTAAAGTGCCGTTGGAAAATGTTCTAGTGTCTGGTGATGTGAATTTAACCAACGCTCCTGGTTTCGCGAACTTCATGTTCGAAGTGGCGAAATCACCAATCACCAATGCACCACCTGATGTGAAATATCCTGTGTTGGTGTTGGTTGATGTGGTCGTAGAGTTCCATGTCGCTGAAAGTGTGCTGAGATCCTTGGTGCCATATTTCAAGTAATAGAACTGCCTAGCATAGGCCTCTTTTAATCTTGCTTCAACAGATGTATCTATGGTCGATTGTATGTCACTACGGTTGTTAAACGTGAATGTGAACTGTTGTGTTGACTCTTCCCTGTACAGTATGCCGTCTTCCGCGAACACGCTTAAATTAGAGTAGGCACCTGTTGGGTCCAGGATCTCTTTGGCTCTGGATATACCTGACGCGGATCTGTTGACAGATCTGACTTTTACAATTTCTTGCGAAGCAGAAAGGGGCACAACTTGGTAGTCCTCCGCTGTGATCATCCTGTTCTGTGAATAGTACGCCTGTGGTGCTTTTTCCCTTATTGAATCATTAGATTCCGTCGCCGCCGCGTTGTACACACTTGCTTTCAAACTCATGTTCATTGTCAGTGTCTGTTGTGCACCGTTGGCATCCGTGTAAGGGACTGACAACTGTACGTTCTGCATGTCCGAAGACTGTATAGCATATTTGTCGTTGTCACTGATCCTGTAGTACGTCCTGAAACTGCCCAACGGTATGTTGGAGAAATTACCATCACCGAACACAAAGTCAATCGCGTCGTTATTTTTAGTCACCACGTTGTAGATATTTCTCTCCGCTTTGGAAAGTGAATTGTAAATTGCATTGTTGCCTGATAGTGATGGGACCTTTGTCCAGGATTCCAGCAACTGTCCAAACTGGTCTAACTTGTAAAGCCAAACATCCGACTCGTTGACGTTTATGGCATCTAACGATTTAACGTAGTTGGTCACTGATGTGTCCACTGTGAACTCTGTTTGCTGTAGAGTCCCTTGCTTGAAAAGGAAGAAGAATCCTGTGTTGTTGGAACTGTCTCCGGATCCGTCCGATCTGTAAGTGTAGGTCAGGCCTGTTCCGGGAATCGGTGATCCTTCATAGATCGATTCTGAATCTGTTATTGTGCTGGGCACTACCTCGAATCCTCTCGATATCCCGCCAACTGATTTCTGGAATTTGAATATGGGTAAATCTAATTGGTTAGAACTTAAAGTGTAAACTTCTGTGGGTATGCCACCTATGGTTCCTGATTCCCTTGGATTGCCAAATAGTTGTCCTGTTTGGTTGGCCGCATTTAATATGGCAGTGAATTGTTCCCTGTAATTTGAATTTGCACTATCGTTCCAAATGATATTTGAATCTGCTAAATTGGTTCCTGAACTGTCGGCAACATCCTGTGAGGTGGATATGGAATCTATCTTCAACAGTCCTGTTGCAGGTTTGTTTCTCTTGGGGTTGTAGTTGATCAGCCTAGCAAGTCTGAGAATTGAATTCCTTCTCTCCGCCGTTTCAAGGAAGTTCTCCCTAGCATTTAGATCCACCCTGAAACTCAAGGCCTGTGATATGTATGCAATTAGATCTATTAAAGCAACGTACTCAGAACTCTCAACGAAATCATTGAAATCATCTGGGTAGTTCTCACGTAAATAGGCCACCATGGTCCTTCTCAAGGTCTCAAAATCGTATGATTTGAAATCCGCCTGCTGGAAGGCCTGGTAGATCTTTCTCCAATCTTCCGATACTAACAATCTGTTCTGTCTATCTGTTGTGGCCATTGTGTATACAATGGTATTTATATGTTAGGAAATGTGCGTATATTAAGATAGGCGTAACAACGAATTCTCATCGAAATTGAATCTCAGTTTTTCAGTGATATTAAGTGGAACATAGGTTATAGTGGCCTGTATGGCTATGCCCTTGTCTGCTTCCGAGACAACGATCTCCTGTGTGGAAATCCTTGGATCAGCGTTGAGATTTGCAGTCACGTCCTCCACTATGGCATCTTTCAGACCTTGTGTGAATGGTTCGAATATCGCATCGTATATTATGGTGCCAAATTCCGGGTTCTCAACCCTCTCGCCCTTTCGGATCGATAGCCTGTTGATGAGGTCCTGCTTGGCCACCTCGAAGTCATAAAGTTTGAAGTTCTGCTTGTCCGCACGTGAACTGAAACCCTTGAAGGTCACAGACTTACTTGGTGAGTCTCCTGAACCTGAATCTCCGTATGCCATTAATGTAATCTCCTAAATTCTACGTCAACTTTGCTGTAATCCACAGCATAATAACCAGTGTCAGTCATGTGTGTTGCCCACGGCACTTCCTGTGCCATTACACCAATATACCTTCCTGGTATTTGACAGTATTTAAACGAATAAATGTTTATCCCAGACGGTGATCTGCCAATGCACCTAATATCTTCTTTCAATCTCCTGTCGCTGAACTTGAACCCACTGAAGAAATTTCTCACCTGGCCACCGATGTTTCCTAGTTGTGTTTGAATATT